GCGATGGCTGCTTACCGGATGCCCAGGTGGTCGGGCTGGTCGGTACGACCTGCGAGCGATGGGCCGCTGGCTGGCCACGTTCCGTATGCAGCGGCATCTAGCGGCGGCTCCCGCGTCTGAGACGGATGCGGACGCGGGAGGCTCGCCGGCACTGGAAGCGAAACGCCGGATTGAGGTCGAGCTTCGTGCTTTGGATCTGGCCGAGCGGCAGCGGCAACTGGTTCACGTGGACACGATCCGGCGGTGTGTCGAGGAACACGCAGGGATCATCAGGTTGGCCGGAGAACAGCTTGGCCGATCTCATGGGCCGGATGCCCAGGATGTGCTGTTAGCGGCCTTAGACGATTCCCTGGTGGCCGTACGTAGGGTTCTGGATGATCTCACGGACGAGTGACTTTTCGACGGAGCGGCGCAATGCCGTCAAGCTATTCTCGGCCGGCATCAAGCGTTGCAGGCCTCAGAGGATCAGGACGCTCCGTCAATTCGCTGAAGCGGAAATCATCCTGCCGGAGGGTCGGTTTGAGGGGCTCCGGTTCCGCTGCCATCGTCAGCCATTCGCTGGCCTGTTGCTGGACGAGCTACCGCGTTGGCGACGGTCTGCGGTGACTGGGTGCGTCCAGAGCGGCAAGAGCCTCACCGCATGGGTGATCCCGATTCTTTACCACCTGTTTGAGCTGGGCGAATCCGTGATTGCCGGGGTGCCGACGATCGAGCAATCACAGGACAAGTGGGTTAAGGAGCTGCTGCCGGTAATCGATCGCAATGGTAAGTTCCGGTCGCTGATCCCGGCACATGGCCGCGGCAGTCGCGGTGGTAAGCTGGAGTCGATCACGTTCGGCAACGGTGCAACTCTGAAGTTCATGAGCGGCGGCGGTGGCGACGAGAAGCGATCGAGCTATACCAGCCGGGTGCTGATCTGCACCGAAGTTGACAAGATGGACGAATCGGGCGGCACCTCGCGAGAGGCCGACAAGATCAGTCAGCTTGAGGCACGCACGGCCAGTTATGGCGACGACGCGAGGGTATACCTGGAGTGCACCACGTCGTTTAAGACCGGCAGGATCTGGCGCGAGTACAACGGCGGCAGCGAAAGCCGGATCGTGTCTCAGTGCGGCCAGTGTCGTGAGTGGGTCTGTCCCGAACGTGAGCACCTCCGCGGCTGGCAGCAGGCGACGACAGAGGTCGACGCGGCACGCATGGCCTCGTTCGTTTGTCCGTCGTGCAATCATACGATCACCGATGCAGATCGTGAGCTGATGTGCCGGGAGGCGAAGTTGCTGCACCGCGGCCAGACGATCGCCAGCGACGGGACGATCAGCGGCGAGCTGCCACCGACGCATACGCTTGGATTCCGCTGGTCTGGATTTCAGAACCTGTTCTGGTCGTCCGCGTTCCTGGGTTCCAAGTCGTGGCGGCGGATGCGTGCCGAGGACGAGGACAATAGCGAGAAGGAGGCTTGCCAGTTCTTCTGGGCGGTTCCGTATGAGCCGGCGGACGTTGGTGATACGGTGCCAGTTACCATTGAGGGAATCATCGAGCGGCAGGCACGCTATCCGCGGGGCCAGGTGCCGGAGTCGGCCAAGTGGGTGACGGTCGGGGTCGACATCGGCAAGCGGTTGGCTCACTGGGTGGGGATGGCGTTTGATCAGGCGGAAGGAACGGCACACATCCACGATTACGGCCGGATTGAGATTGCCAGCGACGATCTGGGATTCGATCGGGCAGTCATGGTGGCGTTGGCGGACTTCAGGGAGCGGATGAAGGAAGCCTGGACGCGGCACACGTGTGATGGCGTGCTGGTCGACTGCCGGTGGCGGCCTGATGCGGTGATTGCGGCGATTAAGGCGATGAAGGACAAGACATGGCGCCCGGCTCAGGGTTTAGGCGACGCACATTACAACAAGAGCCAGTACCTACACCCCGACAAGATCACCGGCGACGTCGTGCTGATCGGCCATCGCTGGTACGAGAAGACGCGGCAGAAGACGGCCGGCGGCGTGCGGGTCGTGATGATGGACAGCAACTACTGGAAGTCGCAGGTCCACGAGCGGCTGACGTTGCCGTTTAACCGCGGCGAGTTGACTCCAGCCAGGGGTGGGATCAGTCTATTCTCCAGCATGGACCCGAACGAGCATCTATCGTTCGGCAAGCACCTAACGGCCGAACGTGAGGTGCTGAAGTTTGAGCCAGGCCGCGGGCACGTCAAGGTCTGGGAAGCCATGCGGGAGGCCAATCACTGGCTGGACGCGGCGTATATGGCATTGGTGGCTGGAGTCCGTTGCGGCTTTGAGCAGACACCGCGGCAGCGGCCAGCGATAGGCAATGTGGCGACTATGCCGCGTGGCGACACGGCACCGACTTTTTATTCTGGCGGCGATGACGGATTCACCGCACCTACGTTCTAAGATCAGGAGTAGTTCAGATGGCAAAACAGGCAACCAAACAGCAAGAGCCGGTGATACCGGCCGTAAGTTACAAGGTCGAGCCGTACGTTGCGAAGATGGTGGACGCGGATAGGAACGTGACTGAAGTCTCCGCAGGCTGGATGCTCGTCAGGGAGGCAGGAGGCCGGTGCGAGTACTGCGGCGAGGGTCTCAACTGGCGACCGCATCCGGTCATCAGCGTTCCGTTTGAGACTCGCGAGATCGCCGAGAAACAGATGGGATTCTATGTTCGGCAGGATGCGGTTAGGTCGTCGGTGATTCCTATCGAAACAATCATCGCCGAACTGCCATATTGCCAGATCGCTCCGACGAGTCACGGTGCTGGAGTGATGACGCTGCGACTAGCACCGCAGGAACTCTGGATGGTGCAGGCAATGCGGACTGCTCTGCAGCGGATGAATTTAGAGCGGCCTGGCGGGCAGCGGATCGAGTCGGACGCGGAAACAATTCGCTGGATGCTCCGCGCGTTACTGCAATGCGTCCAACCCGATTAATCAGCCGATTCTAAATGAATCAGCCGATTCATGTGATTCAACTTGCAAGTTAACTCTGTAATCCGCTTTGATTGGCGATATGGCCAATCTGCAGGCGGTTCTATCCTACGAAGACGCGATCGCGTCGTTTCTTGCCAACCGGAATTACCGGTCGACTGGCTCGACAACTGAGGCTCAGTCGGTTCTGGCAGCCTGCGATGTGCTGTTGATTCTCAGGCCGCAGCGAATGCAAGCCGGCGGGCCATCTGGTGAACAGCTGCAATTCGATGCCAATGCCGTGCTGGCGGTCCGTAACGATGCCGACAAGTGGCTCAAGAGCCAAACGGCGAAGACGTACCACGAGTCCCAAAACATCGGCTACATCAACACCGAGTACATCCAAGAGTGAGCGGATCAAACGGCAAGCGAAAGTCGCAGCTGGTCACGGTGGCCGACGAGTTTAGTCGGGCACGTGAGGCATGGCGTTCGAATCGCGTCGCCAAGATCGACAACCTCTACCGGGCCGCACGGCAAAATCGGTTCACCCGTAAGACGAACCAGATCAGCAGCAACGCGACGTCGGAGGATCAGCACTATTCCAGTGAAAGCGACTATTTCCGCATCGTGGAAATGGCTCGCGACCTGGACCGCAACGATCTGGTAGTTGGCCAAGGCATTTCGCGCATGGTCAACAACGTGATCCAGACCGGTTTTACGTTGGACCCGAAAACCGGCAACACGGGTGCCGATGAGCTGATCAAGTACCTCTGGGCCGAGTACACCGAGGACCGGAATCGCATCGACCACGAAGGCGAGAAATCGTTTGCTGACCTGGAACGGCTTGTGCTGCGGCATATCGTCGTGGATGGCGACGTGGTCGTGCTGCCGCTGAGCAGCGGTGCAGTGCAGGTTGTGGAAAACCACCGGCTGAGGACGCCTTGGGGCCTGACGGGTGATGAATCCCAGTTCACGATCCACGGCGTGCGGCTTGATGAGTCTCGGCGGCGGCTGTCGTATTACCTGACCAACGACGACATCGCGCTGAACGTCTACCCGAGCCGGCAGGAAGTCTCAACCTACGCCGCGAGGGATCAGTCGGGTGAGCGGCTGGTACACCACCTGTACTATCCGAAGCGGATGACACAGACCCGCGGCGTCAGCAGGCTGGCACCGATCACCGACGCGGCCGCGATGCACGACGACATCCAGTTCGCCAAGCTGGTGCAGCAGCAGGGCGTGTCCGTCTGGGCATTGATCCGTGAGCGGCAGTTGGGATTTGATTTCGACGCTGTACCGAACCCGGAACCAGGCTGGTCGACAGAAGCTGATCCCTGTAACCCGGGCCAGACGCGGCCGATCCGCAACATCTCCGCCGGCATGTGGTACACCGGTTACCCTGGCGAAACGATCAAGGGATTCTCACCGAACGTCCCGAACCCGACGTTCTTCGACCACGCCAAGCAGATCATGGAGATCATCGCCATCAACATGGATCTGCCGCTGATCCTGTTCCTGCTGGATGCCAGCGAAACAAACTTCAGCGGTTGGCGAGGTGCATTTGACCAGGCGAAGGTCGCTTTCCGCGTCTTCCAGTCGTGGTTCGCCAGCGTGTTCCACCGCGAACTGTACCGTTGGAAGATGCGGCAGTGGTCGACACCTGGCAGCCGGCTATCTAACCCGTTGC